AAGGTCAACGGGGTATTTATGTCGCCCCGAGTGGTGCCGTTGGCAAAGAACACGTTGGTGCCGGCTTTCAGCACGTTGAAACGCAGGGTCTCAATGGTGTGCGCAGCTTGCTCACCCAAGATGTCGGTCATTTCACGCAGCAAAGGCGGGAAGTCTTCGTGCAGATCCATGATAACGTCAGTGAACTTCAGGAAGTCGCCGTACTGCTGCAGCGTCACAGAGTAGTCTTTGTTCTCAAGCGTGCTGCCCGCAGGGGTTACGCCCTCGGTCAACGGGGTGTCCGCTACAGGGACGTTGTAGTCGCCACCGGCACCGGCACCGGCGGAGCCAGTAGCCCCCGCCATGTAGTAACGACGCCACTTGGCGACACGGGTAGAGTTCTTCGGGATGGGGTAAGCCTGCCCGAACTTCTCCAGCATCATGTAAGGGATGGCCCGCTTCAGCAAGTTGGCCACAGAGAACGCCGTTTGGCGCGGGGTAATATCGGAATATACAGTCATGTTAGTTGTCTCACGTCAGAAAGATTATCCCAGTCCGGCAGCTTCCTCGAAGGCGGCGTCGAAGTCATCTGGACTCGCACTACCCGGTACATCTGCTTTGCTGGGGCTTGGCGTTGCACTCAGGGCTTTTCGCGCTGCGGCCGAAGGTTTCTTCGCCGCGGGCTTTACCGCTGGGGGCGCTGCTCTTGCTGACGAGGCTGGTAATTCTGGCACTGCTCCCGCCGTTCCTTTACTCGCCTTGAACTGGTCAACCAGCTCAATCACTTCCGCAGAAGAACCGGACTTAGCCACTCGCGCATATTCCGCTTGCAAAAACTTTGGCTGCGTCTGTATCCAATCTTGGATCTGGGGTTTGATCGTGTCCAGATCCGCATGGGCGGTTCGTACTGCGTCGAGATGTGCGTTTACCTGCAATTTTTGCGTGGTCGCAAACACTGGTGCCAGTGCACGTCTCAAGTCGGAGTATATCGTTTCCTGCACAAGTTGCAAATGGGCGTCACGAAGTACTTGTTCTGCCTCGTGAACTTCTGACCACTCGCTCTTGTATCTTTCCACCGCTTCGCGCTTATCGGCAGGGATGAAGTCGTCGATGGTTTTAGCCACCGCTTCGGGTTCTTCCTCTGCGGCAGGCTCCTCGGTAGGAGCGGCTGCAGCGGCTGCGTTCTCACGGTTCTGCCGAATAAGCTCTGCGGCCCGGGCCACCTTTTCCTCCCGGGTCTCCGCCGGGGCGTCTTCGGTAGGCGCGTCGTCCTCTACAGGAGCGTCGTCCTCCGCAGCAGGCTCCTCAGTAGGCGCGTCGTCCTCTACAGGAGCGTCGTCCTCTACAGGAGCGTCGTCCTCTACAGGTGCTCCTTCGGTAGGGGCGTCGTCCTCTACAGGCGCTTCTTCGGTAGGGGCGGCGTCCTCTACGATAGGATCTTCCGCGACCACGCCGTCGGCGGCCTCATCAAACGCCGTGTCGAAGTCGTTGCTGTTGTCTTCTGGTGTTAAGGGTTGCGTGCTCATGTCGGGTCCTTACTCGTTTATATCGAACGGGGGTTTAGTGGCCACCGCAATCAGGTCTCGGTACGCCTTTATCTCCCCCTGTACGGAGCGCATTTCTTCTGGCGTACACGTACACAGGGTGTCTTTCAGTCTACTTATCATCGTTCCTGCGTAGAGTCGTAGCACTTCTACGCCATTACTGTTACGTGCATCATATATCTCACGCTGCATGATTACCAACTGGTCGTTACTGTTCACCGGTCACCCCCTTAGTAGCTGAGTCTGACACAGCCAGCATGGTTTTAACTGCGGAGTTATCCGCCGAGTCGAGATTCTTGCGGGCCTGCGCCGCGTTCTTCATAGCATCGGTAGCCAGCTCTTTCATCTGAGCTGCAAAGATCTGCTTGTTCTGATCGGCCTGCTCGGCTTCCTGCTGGGCCTGCTGTTCTTGGCGCTGCCTGACCACTTCCTCAGACGCCATGATGTCCTGCACCGGGATGTCCCGGGCCATCAGTCGCTGCTTCAGCATCTTCTCATCGTCGATATACAGCTGCTCGCCCTCGCTCAGCGTGTTCTTCAGGTTGTCCAGTGCGTAGGCCCGGACTTCCTTGGCAATCAAACTGGTGGCGCCCTTGGCCACAGGGCGGAGATCCCCGGTGTACTCAATGCCCTCGTTGAATATCTTGTTCCACTCAATCAGGGCGTTCAGCACGCTCACGGTGAACCGGTCAAAGCTGCGCACAATGTCACGGAACGGCAAGGCCGCGTTGCCCAGCACCATGGACGCGCCGGCGGAAGTACGCAGTGCCTCTCCCGGGGTGTTCTCTACGTCACCGTAGCCCCCCACGAACGTCTCCATGTCGGCAAACTGGAGAAACTGGTTCATCACTTTCAGCAGGTCGTCCATGTGCGCGTCGACGCTAATGTTGTTGATAGCCCGGTGGCCAGAGGGGTTGCTCTTGCCGTCGAGGTAGTAGTTGCGGAAGGGGCCAATGGATTTGACGTCCTGCCCGCCCGCCATTTTGCTCAAGTCGATCTCCAGCATGGGGCCACAGGTAACCGAGGCGTTGTCGATCAGCATGCGTGCTGCAGACGATACCGCCATCTGGCTGTCCCGCACGATCTCACACATACTGCCGCCCATCAGTCCCGGCACCGAGTCGTCGAACACAAACTTGTGGTAGACGTTGGTGCGGCTTGGGAGGGGGTTCAACGCTAGCTTAATGATGTGTCGACCGGCCAGCCACGTGGTGACCCGGAACTGATCTGTGTCCTCGCTTCCCTCAGGCAGCTCCAGCCCCGTCTTCTCCAAGTGATCCCGGGACACGGCGCCCCAGAACTCTTGGATGCGGTAGCGGCTGCCCCGAGTAGATGCAGAGGTAGCCCCTGCCAGCGCGTCAAGGTCGTTTTCGTGAGAGGTGGGGGTAAAGTTGCCGTCCTTGTTCCTCTCTAGGAACTGGGTGATCGACGCCCCAATAAAGTCCGGGCGGCGCTTGAGCCCTTCCATCTGCCGCTTGCTGTAGATGTGCTCCTCGAACTCGCCCTCCATGTCAGAGAAGGTGCGGGCCTGCATGTCGGGGTAATACCGCCACAAGTCCACGGCCTCGAAGTACGGCCGGCTGCCGTCGACCATAGAGATTACGGGCTCAAGCCCGGGCGTTATCTCGATCACCGCTTTCTGGCGGTCCAGTGTCATAGGGCCCTTGAGGATACCCACGTTGTAAATGGCGGCAGACAGGATCACTGAGCGGCACAGGGTTACGAAGTCAGAGTTGTCCGTCTCCGTTGCAGACCCCATGGCGTCCTCCAGCTGGGCCTCGATGTGGCGCTCCATAGACGCAGCGGCCTTAACCGCAAACGCCCGCACGATCCGCTCCAGCTCCTCGACGGTCACCTCGGCCTCCGGGTTCTCCGCTCGCCACTCATCAAACGCGGCGGTCAGCTCGTCTTGGTCCAGCGTCGGCACCGTAGACGCTTTGACCGTCCAGCTCTTATCCCCCTGAGGGAACAGCAGGTTCATCAAGCGGGCCACGATGACCATGATCTTGGTACGGGTCAGCTTCGGGTAGGCCCGGGACCTCTCCGGGGGTAGCTTCTGGTCAATCTCCGGGTCGTACTTCCCCTTGAACTGGTAGAGGTTGCGCAGCCACTGCGTCTCTTGAACCCGGCGGTCAGCCTTGTGGACGCTGAACCGCTGGCTCATGTGGTTGCCTAGCGTCTGCAGCGCGGCGGTAGAGAACTCCGACCCGCTCCCGTCCTTCACCGTCTGCGAATCGTCTTTATCAAGTTCCATTAGTTCCACCGTGCGTAACCAGAGATGTCACCCCCGTTGCCTGACATCAAGCCGGGGAATTTTTCGCGTAAACTTTGCTTCCTAACCGCACCCTCGAAGCCCATGCACAGATACTGGTTGGCATCGTGCGGGTGCGAGTACTCGTTCTTCGCCGGTTGGTTGGCCGTTACTCCCTTGGTGTTCTTGGCGTAATGGTACCCTGAACGGAAGCCTCTGATAAGTACCCGGCACCGAGGGTCCACCAAGTACGCCGGTCCCGCCTGCGTTAATCGCATGAGCTTCGACTCCACCGCCTGCTTGCGCTCCACCAGTGAGTTGCTGTACGCGGTCTCTACATCGAACCCGAGCTGCTCCTCCAAGATGTCCCGCACCGCGACCTCGTTGGTCTGCGATCTCTGCACCACCGCCGGGTCACACACCACTGTGTATGAGTTGCGGGGGAACCGGTCCTGCATTTTTGGCAGCAGAAGCTCTTGGCAGAACCTCTCCGCGCCCATGTTATCCGAGGTCAGTTCGTCCAGCACCAGCACCCTGCCGTGTGAATCCTGTATCCCGAAGATGGCCGAGGGCGTAAGTCCGGCGTCAAAGCCAATGATGATGTTGCCCTTGGGGTCAAACATGATCGGTTCTTTGGCGATGTGAATGTCCGGGTTGAACGTGGGGAACACTGGTTTACCAGATAGGCTGTAGCCCCACTTAACCTCAATGAACTGCTTGATCCACTCGGGCGACTTACCTTCACACAGGTTCTCGTAGTATCCGCGGCCCCCGGGTAGGTTCGGGATGTTCTCCGCGTAGTCGCTGAATCCGCTGGGCTGCTCAAAGTAACTCATGTTCTTGGGGCGGTCGCCCCGGTCTTCTATGTCGAGCCAGTCGTACCACCAGCTGTCTTCGTTGCCGGGGTTGGATGCGCCCCACATGCCCCACCACGTACACCCGCCCTCATGCGCTGACGGGTATCGGCCGCAACGACCGGACAACGCCTCAACGATTTCCTTCGGGATCTCCACGAACTCATCGAGGATGGCGCCGGTCACTTCAAGGGAGAGTACCCGGGCCACGTCGTCCGGACTGTCAAGGGGGCGGAACATCACTTCTGCGTAGACGTCGCCGAACTCGAACACAAACATCGTCCGAGAGGCTACCCACTTCCCCGTCTGCCCCGGCTTGAACCACGTCATAAACGAGTTGATCGTGGTGTCTTTCAGCTGGGGTGCGGTGTTACGCACGACGACCCACCGGGTGCGACGTATGCCGTCCGGACCTTTGTCTTGGTTCTGGGCGTGGAACAGGATCTTGAACAGCAGCGCGGTGGTCTTCGCCGAACCTACCGGGCCAATGACGAAGTTGTAGAACGCTTTGCTGCGGATGAACCGTGCAGCAATAGGCTCTGGCGTGTAATTAATCTCCATGCTCAAACACCCTTCCAGCAACTGCTTTGTCCGCTGCACCCAGATCAATGTGGATAGAGATGCCCGGTCCTGCTTCAGCGCCCGCAGCTGCGGCGTTGTCGTAGCCTGCCCAGCGCACAGTGTCCGAGATCAGCTTGGCGCGAACCTTCGGGTCTATCTCGTCGCTGTGGATCATAGCGAACGACGTCTGAAGCAGCGCCTCGGCTTGCATCTGCGCCTTGAGACGGAACGTCGCGCCCTCTTTGTTCAGGTCGTCTGCGGCTTTCTTCAGCCGCGCCATGAACGCAGGGTCGTTCTTTATCGCTTGGAGCTGCGGGTACTGAAGCTCGTACGCGTCGCAGATTATGTCCTCATCGGTGCCCATGGCAATGTCCAGCACGAGGCTGGACTGCCAGACTATGGGCAGGTCGTCGAGGGGGTTGTCCAGTACTGCTATATCACCCATACCTATGCACTCTCATGTTGCTTATGCCGCAGAGGATAGCACACAGCCATGGGATGCGTAGCGTTTACGCGCCAAGGCTTTTCATCGCCAAGATCAACGGCGTCGGGTCGATGAAATTATGCTCTTGGTCTTTTACCTCCAAATGCACGTGGTCTGTGATGCCGGGATACAGGTGTTTCAGCGACTGCGAAGCCCCGATAATATCCCCTAGTTCCACCATGTCTCCCACTGCGACCGTTGGGCTTACATAGAACACGCGGTACCGGTACGTTTCACAGGTTACCTGTACATAGCGGATGTCGAAGTTGCCCACGTACGGCCAGCCAACCTTTGTCACCTTGCCTCGTACCGGAGACCCCACAGGGGTCTTGCCCTCGCAAGCCAGATCGACGCCCCGGTGTACACGGCCCCCTCTGGGTGCACCGTAGTGGCCGCAACCTTTGGGATCACATTTTCTGAACGGAAAACTGTATAGGTTCATCGTACAAGGGCTCCAGAAAACAATGGGGTGGTAACCGTCCCTGTCAGGCACGTGTGGCGGGAGTAAAGCTCTAGCTGGGTTACAGGGGGGATCAACCGCCATGGGCCGTACGTTTGCTTGCGGACCAAGCGGTTAACCATGGGCTCTCCGGGGAAAGCGGACAAACTAATACTGACAAACGTCCCGCCCGAGTAGCCTACTATTTCTCGAAAATCACAGCTGCGCACTTTCTCAAACGTCCCCCGTATCTCCAGTACCCCGTTTACTTCTCGGGCGTCGGTGATCTCAAAATCTTTAACCACAGGGAACATCGCCGGTTCTACGGCTTTAAACGTCAGC